TGCTGTAGTTCAAGAATGGCTTTCAGAAACTAAAACTATTTATTCAACTCCTTTTACTACTCCAACAACTTATGAGATATACCCTAAAGCTACATCATACGATAAATTTAATAGCAATACTGAAGTTCTTAGTTATAATACTATAAACACATCAGATTGGAATTGTTCAGATGGAAGTTATGGCACCTTCTCATACCAAAAAGGATTGTATCAGAATTACTATCAATTTATGATAGAGCAAATAAAAAGTACCCCAAGATTAAAAACTATTTACCTAAACTTAAATTTAAGAGATATATCTAATTTAGATTTAAGAAAATTAGTCTATGTGAATGGATATTACTATAGGATAAATAAAATCATTGACTTTCAACCAAATAACAATAAAACTACAAAAGTAGAATTATTATTGTGGGAGAATAAAGGGAATTTCCCTGCTTATCCTGCATTGTTTTAAAAATAATTAAATGGCAATACAATTACAGCAAATAAATAGTGAAGGTCAAGCATTGCAAAGTGGATTAGATGTTTTTCTGTCTGTTCCTGTTTACTCAGGAGAGTTTTTAACTTATAATAATTCATTTTTAGTACAAACACTTTCAGGGACTCCTGATTATAACGCTAATTCTGAATCTACTTATGCTGCAGATGTCATATCTAATGCTCCACCTACTATTTCAAATAGTTGGTATAGGTATCATACTTCAGGAATTACAGCACCATCAACATCAACCAATATGCTATCTATGTTAGGTGTTTTAGAAAGTCATTCAGGAATGTATCAAAAATTATCAGGACTATTAACAGGATTTGAATATCAAGTTACAATTAACTTTCATAGTGTACCTTCTGATTTTTCAAATGGGACTATTAGTTTCTCTAGGTTTTACTATGCTAATCAAAACTTTAATACAGCTATACAGACTGATGTAACTACTTACTCACTACCATCTAAGCAGGTTGAATTTACTTTTACTGCTAATAGTATTAATGATATAGTCTTTTTTGATTTCAGCACTACAGGTGAGAGTGCTAGATGTGAGATTTCTTCTATTGAAATTAAAGAAAAAAACAACTATCTGATCCCTTCAGTAACTGAGTATGGAGGAAATATATGTAAAGTTTTAAGAAGGAAATTTAATGAAGTAGGACAAGATGAAGTGTAATGGCTGATAATAAAATAATAGAAGAAGCTTTAATAAAGGAAAATAAGCCAATTATAAATGCCCTAAAGAAAGAACTTAACTTTCAAAAGCACATTGGTAAGGGTACATTATATAATGGATTTTATTATAAGATAGTAAATAGGACTAATTCAATTTCACTTCAAATTCTTAATGACACTCCTTATATGTGGCTAGTTAATGATGGAAAGTCTACAGGTGTTAATGCTAGTTATAACGATATAGATAATTGGACTTATGATAAAGAAAAAAATGGAGAACTAACATTTGGAAGTGAACACGAAAGAGCTAATTTTGTAAGTAGTGTCAAGGAGAAACTAGAAGATGGATATTATACTGCAGGAGGTAAAGTAGTTGCACCAAGAAGGTATTTCTTTATAGATTTCGTAAGAGGAAAAACATCATTAATGTCCCCTTTAGCTAAAAGGTTAAATGATGCAATAGTTAAAGATGTTCAGGATATAGTAAATAAAGAATTAGTAAGTAAAGAAATTAAATTAACAATAGGTTAAAATAAATATATATGGCAAGGAATCCAAAATTAGCAATAGAAGTTGAGATTAAGAACATTAAAAAGATTGCAGATTTAAAGAATGAGCTTAAACAGTTAAGAAAAGAACAAAAAAAACAAGAAGCAGAATCTAAATCAGGTAGGCTTCAATCTCATAAAGATGGTAAAGCATATAAAGATAGGGCAAAAGCAATAAAAGAAAACTCTAAAAGTCTTAGAACTTTAAATAAGGATATGGCAGGTGCTACCAAAGCAACTAAATCTGCTACAAAGTCTAATAATGGAATGGCAAAGCAGTTTGTTAAAGGAGCTGCTGCTATTGGAGTGGCTGTTGCTGCTTTTAAGACAATATCTAGTGCTATTAGCAATTCTATAGAGTCTTTCACGCAATTTGAATTTCAAATGGCTAAAGTTAAAGCTATAACAGGTGCCAATAGGACAGAATTTCTACTACTATCAAAAACTGCACAAGATTTAGGTCGTTCTACTTTCTTTACAGCACAGCAAGTTGCAGAACTACAAACTAATTATGGTAAATTAGGATTTACAACTGATGAAATAATAGCAGCACAGGAAGCTACACTTAATTTAGCGACTGCAACCGATACTGATTTAGCTAGAGCAGCAATAGTAGCAGGTTCTGCTGTTAGAGGTTTTGGATTAGATGCTAGTGAAACTCAAAGAGTAGTAGATGTTATGGCTGTCGCATTTACAAGTTCTGCTTTAGATATTGAAAAATGGCAAACATCTATGACTAAGGTAGCACCTATTGCAAAATCAGCAGGATTCTCTATTGAAGATACAGCAGCAATTATGGCTCAATTATCTGATTCAGGAATTGAAGCTTCTATTGCAGGTACTTCATTAAGGAATATATTACTTAAAATGCAAGACCCAAATTCAGATTTAGTAAAATCTTTTGGGAAAACAATTCATTCTTTAGATGAACTTGTTCCTGCTATGGCTAAATTTAGTGAAGAAGGAGGTAGCCTTGCAGAGATAATGGAAATTGTAGATGTTAGGCAAGTTTCAACATTTGAGCAAATGATTACTAGTAGAAAAAGGACATTAGATTTACGAGATGCTTTAAAAGATGCTAATGGTGCTGCAGAAGAAATGGCTAGGATAGTTGGAAGTACTTTAGAGGGAGCCTTAAAAAGGTCTACATCTGCTTGGCAAGGATTTCAAATTGCATTTGTAGATAACTTTGGAGAGGAGTTAAGAAAAATTACTGATGGGTTTGCTTCTTTTATGAATAAATTAACTGACTTTGTAGAGATACCTGTATCTGAGAAACTTGAAAAAGACAGGACTTCAATGAATAATTTATTTAACGCACTAAAAGAAACTAACATATCTCAAGACACGAGAAATAAACTTCTTGTTAAATTAAATTTAGAGTATGGAGAATACTTACCTAATATAATTACTGAGAAAACAAGTTTAGAGGACTTAAAGGTAGCTCAAGTTGAAGCAAATGCAGCCCTACTACAAAGAGTTACTATTTTAGCTGCTGAAGAAAAATTAGTTAATATAAGAAAGAAACAAATTGACAATGAGATAGAAGCATTGGATTTAGAGGTGAAAAAGCAAGAAGCATTAAATTTTCAAATAAAGGCTAGAGCAGAAACAAATGATAGGTTAGCAGTATCTCTAAACAGTATAGATAATCAAATGACTAATGCTAACATGTCTGTTGATGAAAATACTGAGAACTTAAGAAGAAATAAAGAAGAAGCAGAGGAGTTGGCAGGAGAATATGCTACTGCTGCAGCTGCAGCTACTAATTTAGGTTCAGATGTAGATGCCCTTGTAGAGTCTTTAAACATATCAACAACAAATACCAATGAATCAACAGATGCAATAGTAGCTAATACTAAAGCAAAAGAACAGAATTTAGATGTAGAGAGAGAGATGGTTCAGCTGTTAATGAATAAAGGTGTTAATACAACTAAAGAAGAAGAAGCTAGGATTCAAGAATATCTTAATGGATTAAGAAAAAAAGAGATTGAATTGCAACTAAAATCTTTAAACGAGTTTGTAATGAATGTTGATTTAAGAAAAAAATTATTACTTGAATTTAATGCATTGCAGGCAGATACAGATGAAGATGAGCAAAAAAGAAAAGATGATTCTTTCCAAGCAGATGTAAAGAGAGCAATAATGTCAGGTCAAACAGCAGAAGAAGCAATGAAAACTGTTGTTAGAGCACAGATAATGGAAGCTGTATCAGGATACATAGCATCTATATTTAAAAGCGTACCATTTCCTTTTAATTTAATATTAGCAGCAGGAGCAGCAGCAGCAGTTGGAGGATTGGTTGATAAAACATTAGCTAATTTTGGAGATGGAGGAATGATTGAAGAATTTGCTGATGGAGGAATGGTTCATGGAGCAAGTCATGCGAATGGAGGTGTTAAGTTTGCAGTAGGTGGTAGAGTAAATGAATTAGAGGGTGGAGAGGCTGTTATAAATAAAAGAAGTACAGCAATGTTTAGAAATCAATTATCTTCTATGAATGAGGCAGGTGGAGGTGTTAAGTTTGCTGATGGTGGATTAATGAGTTCACCTTCATTTACAGAAGCTCAGTTTGGTGCTAATAACCAATCTGCAATGATGGGAGCTATAGGAGGACAAAGAAAAGTAGTAGTAGTTGAAGCTGATATAACTGACAGCCAATCAACTGTTAGTGTAATTCAGGCTAACGCAACATTTTAAAACTTAAACAAATGTTTGTTGATAAAAAAGTAAAGAAAGATAGACTAGATACTTGTAAAAAATGCGACTTTTACAGAAACTTCGCAATGCTGAAGTACCCTAAGTGGACTAAGGGAGCAAGATGTGGTAAATGCAGTTGCTTCTTAGATGCTAAAGCAACTCTTACTAAAGAGTTCTTTGGAGAATGTCCTTTAGATAAATGGAAAGAATAATAATTAAATAATAATAAAATGGATTTAAACTCAATAGTAAAAAACTATAGTGATGAAAAGAAAGAGATGATTGTTAATTATGCT